GTCATTGGTGAGAAGGATACCCTGTCTCCATGGTTAGTAGGTGTGACATCACAGAACACCTTCATGATTCATTCAGATAAGATCTTGACTATTGCCCAACCCAATAGTAAACTGGAGGAGAGGTACAAGAGTCTGGTGAAGGAATGAGGTTCTACACAAACGTGCAGATGGTTGGTAACAACTTTCTTGTTCGTGGTTATGAAGATGGACAGAAGAAAATCTATAAGGAAGAGTACCAACCAACTCTTTATGTCAAGTCCAAGAAAGAATCAAAATGGAAGACACTAGAGGGTGATAATGTAGAACCTATTCAACCAGGCACCATTAGGGATTGTAGAGAGTTTTATAAGAAGTATGATGGTGTGGATGGTTTTCCCATCTATGGCAATGAAAGGTATGTGTATCAATATATTTCAGATAAGTATCCAGAGGAAGAGATTAAGTTTGATATCTCAAAGATCTCTCTGGTAACAATGGACATTGAGGTTCAGGCAGAAGAAGGATTCCCTGATCCTGAATCTTGTTCTGAGGAGATGCTGACTATCTCTATTCAGGACAATGCTACAAAGAAAATTATTACATGGGGCAGAAAACCATATACTCCCTCACAGAAGAATGTAACCTATCACCATCATGAAGATGAAGTGGCAATGCTTAATGCATTCCTATATTGGTGGTCAAACAACACCCCTGATGTCATCACAGGGTGGAATGTGAGGTTGTATGATATCCCATACCTGTGTGGAAGAATTAGCAGGATTATGGGTGAGAAGAAGATGAAACTTCTGTCACCTTGGGGATTAGTTTCTCAGGATGAAGCTTACATTTCTGGCAGAAAATTCAATGTTTATGATATTGCTGGACTTACGACACTGGACTATCTTGAACTTTATAAGAAGTTCACTTACAAAGCTCAGGAGTCTTACAGACTGGACTACATAGCCCAGGTAGAGTTGGGTCAGAAGAAACTTGATCATAGTGAGTTCAATACCTTCAAAGATTTCTATAGGGGTAACTGGAAGAAGTTTGTAGATTACAACATTATTGACGTGGAACTTGTTGACCGTTTGGAAGACAAGATGAAACTGATTGAACTTGCCTTGACTATGGCATATACTGCAAAAGTCAACTATGTGGATGTGATGTATCAGGTTCGCATGTGGGATACTATCATTTATAACTATTTGAAGAGAAGGAATATTGTTATTCCTCCTAAGGATAGGTCTGAAAAAGATTCTAAGTTTGCAGGCGCATATGTCAAGGAACCGAAACCAGGAAAGTATGATTGGGTTGTCAGTTTTGACCTTAATAGCCTGTATCCTCATCTCATTATGCAGTACAATATCTCACCAGAAACACTGGTTGAGGAGAAACACCCCAGTGCTACAGTGGATAGAATACTTGAGGAAAAGATAAGTTTTGAGATGTATAAAGACTATGCAGTTTGTGCCAATGGTGCAATGTATAGAAAGGATGTAAAGGGATTCCTCCCTGAATTGATGGAGAAGATGTATGCAGAGAGGGTTATCTTCAAGAAGAGAATGCTTGCTGCTAAGCAAGAGTATGAGAAGACTCCTACCAAAACACTTGAGAAGGAGATTGCCAGGTGCAATAACATCCAGATGGCAAAGAAGATCTCTCTTAACTCTGCTTATGGTGCCATTGGTAATCAGTATTTTAGGTATTACAAACTTGCTAATGCTGAGGCAATCACTATGTCTGGTCAGACATCCATCAGGTGGATTGAAAACCATATGAATGGATACCTAAATAATCTGTTACAAACAGAAGATGTAGATTATGTTATCGCATCTGACACTGACTCAATCTATATTAATTTCGGACCTCTTGTTGATAAATTTTTTAGTAATGTCAATGGTGACAAGGTTAAACTTGTTACCATACTTGACAAGATCTGCCAAGACAAGTTGGAACCATTCATTGAGAAGAGTTATCAGGAGCTTGCGACGTATGTAAATGCATATGCCCAAAAGATGCAGATGAAGAGAGAGAACATCGCAGACAGGGGCATCTGGACAGCAAAGAAAAGATACATCCTTAATGTTTGGGACAGTGAGGGTGTAAGGTATGAAGATCCTAAACTGAAAATCATGGGTATTGAGGCTGTTAAGTCATCCACTCCTGCGCCCTGTAGGAAGATGATTAAGGATGCTCTCAACCTTATGATGGGTGGAACAGAGGATGACGTCATTAACTTCATTGACAATGCAAGGGAAAAGTTTAAGCAGATGCCCCCAGAGGACATTGCTTTCCCTAGAACTGTGAGTGACGTGAACAAACACAAAAGTTATGCTACAATCTATGGGAAGGGCACACCTATTCATGTGAGGGGCGCTCTTCTTTACAACCACTACGTAAAGGAGAAGCATCTGGAGACTAAATATTCACTTATCAACAATGGAGAGAAGATTAAGTTTCTCTACCTGAAGAAAGCAAACCCAATCAGAGAGAATGTAATCTCTTTCATTTCTGACTTCCCTGTTGAGCTTGGTATTGACAAGTATATTGACTATGACCTACAATTTGACAAAGCCTTCTTGGAACCTGTCAAAGTCATTCTTGATTCTATTGGTTGGAATGTTGAGAAAGTTGTAAACCTAGAACTATTTTTCGCCTAAATGGACCTTCCTATTAACGACAAAGAACTTGCTACAATTGTAAGTGCTCTCCGCCTTGGTGGTGATGCTGCTTTGTATCAAAAGATTTATAAGATCAAAGAGATTAGGGATGCAAACCCAGGTGGTCCCTACAAGAAGATTGCACGTGAAGATTTTGGATTTGTAATTTAATGGATTTTCTAAAAGATATTGTAAAAGAGATTGGAGATGAGTACACTAAACTTGCCTCAGATATTGATGAAACTGAAGAGTATGTTGATACAGGTTCGTACATTTTTAACGGACTTGTTTCGGGGTCTGTATTTGGCGGTGTATCTGGGAATAAGATTACTGCCATTGCTGGTGAGTCTAGCACTGGCAAAACCTTCTTTTCTCTGGCTGTTGTTCAAAATTTTCTTGATAGCAATCCTGATGGGTACTGCTTATATTTTGATACAGAAGCAGCAGTTAATAAGTCCTTACTTGAATCTAGGGGGGTAGATACCTCTAGGACTGTGATTGTGAATGTAGTTACAATTGAAGAGTTCAGGACTAAAGCACTTAAGGCAGTTGATATCTACCTTAAGAAAGCAGAAGATGAAAGGAGACCTTGTATCTTCGTTCTTGATTCTCTTGGTATGTTATCCACAGAGAAAGAGATTAGAGATGCTTTAGATGATAAGCAAGTTAGGGACATGACAAAATCTCAACTTGTGAAAGGAGCATTCAGAATGCTTACACTAAAATTGGGACAAGCAAAGATCCCAATGATTGTCACCAATCATACCTATGATGTAATCGGATCTTATGTTCCTACAAAAGAAATGGGAGGAGGTAGTGGTCTCAAGTATGCAGCAAGTTCAATCATTTATCTTAGCAAGAAAAAGGAGAAGGATGGAACAGAAATCGTTGGAAACATTATCAAAGCAAAGACTGCTAAGTCGCGTTTAAGCAAGGAGAATAAGACAGTTGAAGTACGTCTGTATTATGATGAGCGTGGTCTTGATCGATATTATGGTCTTCTTGAGTTGGGTGAACTGGGAGGTCTCTGGAAAAATGTTGCTGGTAGATATGAAATAGATGGTAAGAAAGTCTATGCTAAAGCAATCTACAAGGACCCAGAGACATACTTCACACCAGAGGTAATGGAAAAACTGGATGAAATTTCAAAAGAAGAATTCTCGTATGGTAGTTAATGGACAAAATTGAATTCCTGGTTCTTAGGAGCCTTTTATATAATGAAGAGTATCTAAGAAAAGTCATCCCCTTCATTAAAGCAGATTATTTCCAAGACTTCAATCAGAAGATTGTCTTTGAGGAAATAATCTCCTTTGTTTCTGAATACAATGAAGTTCCCTCTAAGGAAGTTTTGAGTATTGAGATTGAGAAGAGGAGGGATATTAATGATACCTCTTACCAAGAAATATCAAAACTTATTAGTTATCTTGATGATGAACCAGCAGAACAAGAGTGGCTTGAAGACACCACAGAGAAGTGGTGTAGAGAGCGTGCAATCTATATGGCACTCATGGAATCTATTGCCATTGCTGATGGACAAGATGACAAGAAACAACCTGATGCCATACCTTCTATTTTATCTGATGCTCTTGCTGTCAGTTTTGATAATCATGTAGGACATGACTACCTTCAAGACTATGCAGAAAGATTTAAACTATACAACAAGAAGGAAGAAAGGATTGAGTTTGACCTTGAGTTCTTTAACAAGATTACAAAGGGTGGCCTTCCAAATAAAACACTCAATATTGCTCTCGCTGGCACTGGTGT